ATGCGCCGGTTGACGGGCGAGGTGTTCGCGGTGTTGCCGGGCCCGTTGCAGTTCGAGGTCGACGTGTGGATGCGTGATGTGGGTATCGATCCTGGGCTGGGCGTGACGTCGATCGAGGTCGTCGACGACCTGCTCGTGGGGGTCGTGCATCGCCGTCCCGCCCCTGACGCCGAGTACCTGGATGACCCGCTGTTGACGTTGCATCACGTGGTGCGGCCGGCCCCGTTCGTGGGGTGGACCGTCGTCACGCCGTTCCTGTCCGACTGACCCGAGCCCCAGGCGGAGTGCCGCTTGGGGCTTTTTCGCACCGTAGGGAATCACATGTCCGTAGTTACGTCGGTGGATCTTCTTGATCAGGAGGAGTCGCTCCTGATCGCGGGTCGGGTGTTGGCGGATGTCCTCGCGCATCGCGCCGCTGCAGACCCGCCCGTGGTCCTCACCGGGGACGACGGACCGTATGTCGACCTGGAGGAGCTCGGCCTCGCCGCGGCGGCTGCCCTGCGCCCGTTCGCCGCCCTGGCATCGGGGGTGATGCTGTTCCAGCTCCTCGACCCGGCCGGCCAGTTGGTCCGGTACGACTTGCCGTCGGCGCGGACGTTGACGCCGCCGGGTGATCTCGATGCTCTGGCCCGCGCGCGTCGGGTGGAGTGGATCGTGAACGCGTCGTACACCGTGTTCGGCGGGAAGCCGAAGCTGCGGGAGAACTGGCTGGGCGGCGCGTTGCGCCGCGAACGCGTCGCGCGGGTCGCGGATCTGACCGACGCCGCGTTGGAGCGTTTCACCATGCAGGTGATCACCACTGCGAACGCGCATCACGTCGCTCTGCCGGAGCTCCCCGCATGATCCGCTTCCTCGAGGTCGCCGCGGGTGTCGGATGGCTCGCCGCGGTGTTGTGCCGTGCCCGCGCGGCCCGGTGCCGCGTGTCGTACCGGGAGATGCTCGACGGTCTCGCCCGGTTGGTGGGCCGGTGACGCCGACGTGCCGCCGGTGTGGCGCCCGCGTGTTCTACGCGCGCCGGGATCGTGGCGGTGCCCGCATCGCGATGGATCTCCACCCGGACCCGGAGCGCGGCGAGTACACGCTCCGCTCCACGACGCGCGCGGAGGTCGCGCAGTGGGTGCCGCCCGCGCATCGCGCGGTGCAGAACGCGATGCACCGCGACTTGTTCACCGCTCATCGCGACACGTGCCGCGCCCGCGCGCACCACGCCGCATAACCCTTGGAAGGAACTCGATGATCGAAGTCCGCACGCAGGCCGAGCTCGACCGGGCACTGGCTGACCATCTCGATGGCCTGATCGTCTGCATCGGCGACGGGCACTTCACCGTCGGGGGCCGCTCGACGGTGAGGGCCGGGGGCAGCTCGACGGTGGAGGCCTGGGACCGCTCGACGGTGAGGGCCTGGGACCGCTCGACGGTGAGGGCCTGGGACCGCTCGACGGTGGAGGCCTGGGACCGCTCGACGGTGGAGGCCTGGGACCGCTCGACGGTGGAGGCCTGGGACCGCTCGACGGTGGAGGCCTGGGACCGCTCGACGGTGGAGGCCTGGGACCGCTCGACGGTGAGGGCCTGGGGCCGCTCGACGGTGAGGGCCGGCCAGTACAACGCCGTGGTGCGCGAGAGCGCGTCTGCGGTCATCACTGGCGGTGTGGTGATCGAGATGCCGGTGATCGCTACGGCTGCCGAGTGGTGCGCGTTCCACGGCCTGCTTGTCGTCGATGGGGTCACGACGCTGTTCAAGGTCGTCGGCGACGACTTCATGTCGTCGCGGGGCGTGTCGTACGCGCCCGGGTCGACGCCGGAAGCGAAGGACTGGGATCCGGTGCCCGAGTGTGGCGGCGGGCTGCACTTCTCGCCGCGGCCGTGGCTCGCCCGACAGTTCGACCCGGACGGCACTCGGTACGTCGCGTGTCCGGTGCTGGTCGACGAGATCGTGGTGCACCCTGATGGGCTCTACCCGTCGAAGGTGAAGGCGCCGCGTGTCGTCGCTCCGGGTTGCGTGGAGTGCGACGCGGACGGTGCGGCTCTCATCGTTGCGGAGGTTCTGGCGTGACCGCGGTGACGTTGGAACCGCGCCGGGTGATGGACCTCGCGCTCGAGCATGTGCATCCGGATCCGCAGAACTTGCGGGACGACCTGGAGCTCGATGAGGGGTTCGTGGACAGCATCCGCGTGTCGGGTGTGGTGGAGCCGTTGATCGTTCGTGTGCACCCGGAGCTCGGGCTGGGGGAGTACATGATCGTGGCGGGTCACCGCCGGCGGGCGGGGTCGGAGCTCGCTGGGTTGTCGCATGTGCCGTGCGTGCTGCGGGGCGAGGGCGTCCTGGATGATGCGCAGGTCCTCGAGCTGATGCTGGGTCGAGAATTTGCAGCGGGCGTCGATCTCCCCGTTGCGTGAAGCCGACGCGTACGCGCGCCTGGTGGATTTGGGCCGGTCGCAGCGTGACCTCGCTCCGAGGGTGGGCCGCTCGCAGTCGCATATCTCGAAGCGGCTGCAGTTGCGTCGCTTGCCGGGTGAGGCCCGCGAGGCGTTGGAGGCGGGCCGGATCACGGTCGACACGGCGCTCGACATCGTCCAGCTGGTGAAGGCCGGGTTCGCGGATCGTGCCGTCGAGTTGTTGGCGTCGGCGAAGGACCCGGCTGCGGTGGCCGTGGTGGTGGCCCGCGAGCTCGACCGTGCGAAGCGCGAGGAGGCTCTGCGGAAGGAGATGCTCGCCGCGGGTCTCGACGAGCTCTCGGCCGACGACATCGCGAAGTGGACGTCGCCGGAGCTCGAGGACGGCCCGGAGCTCGAACGGTACGGGTCCGACTTCCCGAAGAACCGGGTGGGCGCGACGGCGTTCCGCATCCTCGACGCTCCTGCCGGTCCGACGGTGGTCTTGTACGGCCCGCCGCGCGAGGTCGAAGACCCGCCGCCGGCGCCCGACGCCGCGCCGCCGGCCGCCGAGGAGACCGCGCCCACCGCGCCGGCGCCGACCGTGGAGCGGGATGTCGACGGGGATCGGTGGAACGCGTTGGTGGCGCTCGTCGGCCGGGAGCGGCCGGTGTCGCCCCCGTCGGGTGGTTACTCGCCGGCGGATCGGTGGGCGGCGGCGGGGTTGCTCCTCGACGTGATCGACACGGGCCACGACCAGGACCTGACCGCGCTGTTCCAGGTCGATGCGCTCGTCGATGTGGTGGAGCTGGTGATGGTCGCGCCGCGCTGGTTGACGTTCGCGGTGTCGATGCTCCGCGCGCACGAGTCGATCCGTCACCGGCCGCCCGGGACTGACGGCCTCGTGCGCGAGCTCATCGCGGGCCTGGTGACGGTCGGGTATGTCCCGACCGACGGCGAGCTCGAACTGGTGAAGGACCCCAGCGAGGGGGTGGGTGGCGACACCACGTCGTGTGTGGGTAGTCCGGGTGAGGCCACGGACCTGGCCGGTGATCCTGGCGGTGAGCTCGCAGCCGACAGTGCGGGACCCGATGTGGTCGAGCCTGCCCCCGACATGGCGGAGGACGGGGCCGGTCCGGGCCCCTCCTCACTCCCGGACGTGCCGGAGCTCGAGCTGCGGTGGGCGGCGTTCTCCGACGCGAACCTGCCCGACGAGTCGACCGCGAACCGGGCCTGGGCCGATCGGGAACGTGCCCTGTTCGTCGAGGCGCTCGTCGAACGTCTCCCCGACGCTGAGCTCGCCCTGGACCAGCTCGTGGAGGTGCACGCCGCGTTCCGGCGGGAGCTCGACGAGTACGGCCCGGCCGACGTGAAGAAGAACGGGCCCGACGACCTGCACCGCTTCGACCGGTTCCGGGAACGCCTGGTGGAGATCCTCGAGGTCGACGGGTCGCTCCCCCCGTTGCTGCGCACCGCGGTCCTGGAGCGCGACGAGATCTCGTTCAACGACCGTCCGGGCCCGAAGTCCCGCCCGTTCCCGCGGCTGCTGCTCGTCGACCTCACTGACGAGCTCGCGGTCCACGTCTCCCTCGATGGGGAGTGGGAGCCGTCGGAGAAGTGCCCGCACTGTGACCATCGCGCGGCGATCCACTCCGGCCCGGGCGCGCCCCGGCCGGGCCGCTGCCACGAGGCTGGTGGGCTCGTGGCGCCGTGCGACTGCCCGGGCTGGCATCCACTCCTCGACGCCCCCGACCCCGCCGATCTGCCGTTGCCTCGGTACGAGGACCTGACGGTGGAGGAGGTGTTGGCGGAGCTCGACATGCCGGGCACCGCGGATGGGGTGGTGCGCGCGGTCCTGTCGTGGGAGACCGCGCATGGCGGCCGGCCGGCGATCACGGGCCACTGCCAGTTCCTTCTCGACGAGACCCAGGAGGTCGGAGCATGACCAGCCAGCCGGAACCCACCCCGCCGATCGTGGACGACGTCGCCCAGGCCGACGACCGCGGTCAGATCCGACCGTTCGCTGACTTCTTGCAGGACCAGCGGAACGGCCGGGCGCACACCGAGGCGTCGGATGCGCTCCACGAGCTGATCGACGCGGTGGTGGAGCACCAGAAGCCGGGAACGCTCACGTTGAAGATCGTGGTGTCGCCGGCCGATTCGGGCGACGCCGAGATCTTGAAGGTCGTCGACGACGTTCTGGTGAAGCTCCCCCGCGCTGACCGGTCCGGCTCGTACTTCTTCGCGACGGCGGGCCGGAACTTGTCGCGTGACGACACCCGCCAGCGGCGCCTGCCGTTGCGGGAGGTCCCGGACGGCGCCGAGCCGCTCCGCCAGGTCTAACCCCCCCCCGATCGAAGGAAGCGAGCATGACCATGTCGAACAACTCGAGCGCCGCGGCGATCATCGACGCGGCGAAGGACGCAGCGTCGGGCCCGGAGCCGCTCCCCCGTGGCGAGCTCCACGCGTTCCCCGTCGACCACGCGGAGGGCGGCCGCGAGTGGCAGGTCGTCGACACCGAACCGTGGGCCGGCGCCCCGTACGCGAAGCGGGGGCAGGTGGTGCTCCACACCGGCCCGTCACTGGCCGGGTACATCGTCGCGCACCGCGAGCCGGGTACGGCCCTGTACGCCGATGTGCTGGCCCGGACGATCACTGCGGTCCTCAACGGCCACGCAGCCTCGACGGCCCCCACCGCCGCGAGCTCCGCCGCGACCCTGACCGGCGGCGACTTCACGCCCGGACCGTCCGGCTGGCCCGGGTGGGGTGACCACCGGGCGGTCCTCGCGTTGCGTCACACCCCCGAGTGGCTCCACTGGCAGGAGCTCGACCGGAAGCTCGCCGCGCAGGACGACTTCGCGCTGCACCTGGAGCGCGGCCTCGCGGAGATCGTCGAACCAGACGCGGCGACGATGCTCGAGACCGTCCAACGGTTCGAGGCGACCGCGACCGCGAACTTCCGTCAGGCGATCCGCCTCCAGTCCGGCGAGCGGAAGTTCGTCTACGAGGAGACGGTGCAGGCCCGGGCTGGGCAGCGCGGCGACCTCACGGTCCCGGAGACGTTCGAGCTCGGCGTCGCACCGTTCGAGGGCAGCCCGAAGTACAAGGTGACGGCCCGGTTCCGGTTCCGGCTGCGTGAAGGCACCCTGCAGCTCGGCTACGAGCTCGACCGGCCCGACGATGTGATCGCCGCCGCGTTCGACGACGTGTTGAAGGGCATCGAGTCGGAGACGAGCCTCGCCGCGTACCGCGGGACGCCGGCGGGCCCGCTGCGGTGACGCAGATGACGGGGTCGGGTCTCCCGACGGTCGACCTCACCGACGAGCACGGCCTGTTCTCGGCGGTGTGCGCATGCGGCTGCGCGTGCGCGCATCTGACGTCGGAGGCGCGTGACGAGTGGCTGATCGAGCACAGGTTCCGCCACGCGCGGCTCCTGGCGGGGTCGTTCGACGAGCTCCGTGGTCTGGTGCGGGAGATCGTCGGTGGGGTGGATCATCCGGCGGCTCGGGCGTTGCTCGTGGAGCTCGACCGGTGACCGCGACGAGCGAAGACCTGACTCGCCGGTTCGCGCTGCGGGTGGAGTGCGTGACGTGCGGCGCGCGGGTCGGCGAACGGTGCCGGTCGGCGGATGATCATGTCCTCGACGCGCCGCACGCGTTGCGGTCGGCGACTGTGGCGGGCCGGTGAGCTCGCGCCGTGTCCGCCGGCGCCGGTCGCGTCTCCTCGACCGGATCGCGGACCGGTCGTGGGCACGCGTCGCGAGCTGGTGCCCCCCGGACTGCGACCCGGTCCTGCACCGCCGCAGGGTCACGAACGCGGTCCTCGACGCGTTGGGCGACGTGCCGGTGCGGCTGGTGGTCACGGTCGAGTCGGGTCCCGCCGCGCTGCGCGTCGTCGACGCGTTGAACGCCGCCGCGCCGAGCCCGGACGTGTTCGATCGGCTGCGGGACCGGCTGCTGTGCGACGGCGGGTCGGTGATCGTCGCGATGGCCCGCCCGTGACGGACGTCCCGGCGGGCTTCCCCCGCTTCAAGCAACCCGACGCGCTCACCCGCCTCCGCGCCGGTGTGATGCGCTCGTACACGTCACCCAGGGTGCGCAGGAAGGAACGCGACTTGCGCCGCGCGTCGGCCCGGGTGAAGGCCCGCGCTGGAGGCCGTTGCGAAGCGCAGGTGACGAGCTCGGTGTGCACCCGGGTGGGTGTCCACGCCCACCATCGGATCCTCCGCTCGCAGGGCGGTCCTCACACGGACCGGAACCTCCTCTGGGTGTGCCTCGCCTGCCACGACTGGATCCACGCCCACCCGGGCCAGGCCCACGCCCGGTTCCTGATCGTCGCCCCCACCACCGAGCTCGGTGAGGAGATCCTCGCCGAAGCCGCCCAGCTCCGCACGGAGGGGCTCCTCACGTGACGGACCGCGTCAGAGCCCAGATCCAGGGTCTGTTCCGGATGCTGCCCCACCTCCCGGGACGGTGGGCGGACCGCGGCGCGTGCCGCGGCCGCCACGACCTGTTCCTCCCACCCAACGCGGAACGCCCCGACGCCCGCCGGTATCGCGAAGCCCTGGCCGTGCTCGTGTGCCGCACCTGCCCGGTTCTCGCCGAATGCCACGCCCACGTCGTCGAGCATGGCGAAGTCCTCGGCGTGTGGGCCGCCATGACCGAGGACGAACTCCTCACCCTGAGGCGCCGATGATCCGCTACCTCCCCGCCGGGCCGTTCCTCGCCGCGCTCGGCGTCGACCCCACCAGCCCACCGACCCTCGCCGGCCTCGAAGCCCGCTGCGCGCCGCTCGGCCTCTCGGCGCGCACCGTGTACCGGTGGCGTCACACCGGCGTCCCCCTCGACTCCGCCGACCGCGCCGCGTTCGCCGTCGGCCACCACCCCGCCATCTTGTGGGGCCGCACGTACCTCGACGCTGTCCTCGACCAAGCCTGGTGGTCCGAGCTCCGCCACGAACTCGACCGCTGGCGGTACAACCGCCGCCGGCGGGCCCGGGCACGCGTCGCACGCCAACCCCGCGACCGTCACGGCCGCTTCACCCGCCAGGAGCCCACATGACCGACCAGCCCGACGCCCGTGGCTTCGCGAACGGGGTGCACGCCCACTGGCCGTCATGGGTCCCCGGAACCGAGTACGTCCCCCACCGCGGCGGCTGGTGCTACGTCGTCCACGACGCGCGCGGCGAGCTCGTGGCCCGCGGCGGCGTCATCTACGCCTCGGAGGAGCGGGCGCTCGACCAGGCCCGCGGCTACATCGAGGGCTGGTCGCTCGGAGATCAGATCCGGGCCGAGCGTGCTGCTGAAGCGCGCCGGTCCCGCGGGTGGCGTGGGCGGGTCGCCGGATGGCTGACGTCGTGGGGCGCCGCCCTGGCTGGGGAGGGCGCGTGAGCGACGAACGTACCGACGCCATCGAGGACGAGCGGTGCGGGATGCCAGCTCCCTGGTTCGCCGCCGCCCGCGCTGCGCTTGCCTCTGAGCCCCGAGAGGAGCGGACCGATGGGTGAGCAGAGGCCGCGTGCCTACCTGGCGCGCATCAAGCGCGAGCAGCCGATCGGGGGGATGCGTCCGATCGTCACGCTGATACTGATCCACGACGGCGATCCCGTCGAGTTGGCCGAGGGCGATGAGTTGGTGTCGGTCGTCATGCAGATCGACCCGTGGGAGCCCCGAGAGGGCGCGTCATGACGACGATCCGCATCGCGAAGCGTCAGCGGTTCACGACGGTCGACCGCCGGCCGGTCAACGACGCGCGGCTGTCGTTCCGTGCCCGCGGTCTGCTGTTCTGGATGCTCGACAAGCCGGACGACGCGACGTTCTCGGCGGAGGAGATCGCAGCGGAGGCACGCGAGGGCCGCGACGCGATCCGCACCGCGCTGCGCGAGCTCGAAGAGGCCGGGTATCTCCGCCGCCGGCGATGGCGGACCCCCGCGGGCACGTGGGCGACAGAACACACCTTGCACGAAGTGTCTGAATCAGACCAGAGCGGGAAACCAGCGCCGGTTAACCAGCGCAGGTTAACCAGCGCAGGTTTCCCAGGCCCTGTACTACCCGAAGACTCTACGAAGACTGAAGAACCCCCCAACCCCCCGCCGAGCGGGGGGCGACGCTCCGCCGGCACGAACCCCCGCGCCCAGGGCACCAGCCCCCGCCAGGTGACCGCCACCGCGGAGCTCGACGACATCCGCCGACGACGCGAGCTCGACCGGCAACGCACCAACGAGGTCCTCGCCGCGGACCGGCGCGCCGCGGCCGAAGCCGTCGACCCGAGCTCATCCCCAGCAGCGCAGGCCGTCATCGCCCGCTGCCGTGGAGGGCCGCGCGCCGCACCACCTGGACTGCCCACTGATTCCACGGAATCACCCGACTCGATCCTGGAGACCGCGTGAAGGACCGCACCGCGAAGGACATCGTGACCCTCGTCGGCGAACATCTCGCCTACGTCGAACGGCACCACGTCCACGCCCGAGCGAACTTCGCCGCCTGGTCCGGCCTCGGCTACCCCACCGGCGGCGGCCAGTCCCGCACACCCGGGATCGGCGACCCGACCGGCGGCGCTGCGCTCGCCGCGGACCGCGCCGACGCCGGCGACGAGAACGGCGACCACCCCGCCGGTGTCACGGCCCCCGACCAGTGGGAGCCGGGCGACCACTTCGACCTCGAGCAGCGACGCATGGACCTCGCATTCGCGGACCTCGCCCGCGCGACCCGGAACCTGTACGAGATCGTCAAGGGCGCCGTCGACCCCGAACTCGCCCGGAACCTCCCCCCCGTCGAAGGCTGCGCCCTCTGCGCCGAGATCACCACCCACGACGGCCGCCCCCACCCCGAAGGCCACAGCGAGGTCTACAACCGCATCACCCGACCCTCGATGCCCCACGGCCGGAAGATCCCCGTCTGCTCCTGGTGCGACCGGTTCATCCGCGACTACGGCACCGAACCCCACCGCGACATCGTCGCCTGGCGACTCGACCACCCCGGCAGCAACGTCCCCCACACCATGATCCGCGACCACCACCCCACCGAGTTCGACCGCACCCAACACGCCCGCCGCACCGCCCGCCGCACCCGCCAGCCCGGCAAGCCGTCGATGGGCAACGACTTCGAGTACGGCGGCCACACCTCGTGATGTCGATCGAGTCGACCGAGTACTACGCCCCCCCCCGCCAGGCGCTCGGCCGGTAGGCTCTGAAGCCGTGAGGCGCAACGCGCACAAAGTCACCATGCCGGAGCGACCGCGGGGGGTGCATGTGACCAGCGAAGAGCGCCGCGCGCTCGAGGCCGTGGCCGTAGCGTTCGTCGCCGGGCCAGCGTGGTCTGGCGACGATCACCCCGCTCCGCCGAGACCTGGCCGAGTGAAGCACCGGCCGCGAAGCGTCAGCGATGCGTTCCTCTGGCTTGGGGAGTCCACCTTCCGCACCACCGCAGCATTCCGGAATCTCGCCGCCACACTGGAAGGCGAAGAGCCCGACCAGACGCCGGTCGTCACCGGCAGGACGCCACTGCCCCGTGCGTTGGACATCGATGACCCCGATGGCGGAGAGCCCGCCGAAATGCCGAGCCCGTGATACTTGACTGAATGCCACGCGTGTGGTTCACTGCTGCTAGTTGAGCCGTCCTGCGCCTGCGGGGCGGCTCTCCTAGTTCCGGAGCGGGATGGCGCAGATGGTCAGCGCGCTGGGTTCATTCCCCGGAGGTCGCAGGTTCGAGTCCTGCTCCCGCCACCATGCCGACACGGTCACCACGACGCTGTCCCGGCCGGTGCGGGCGCCTGATCCCGGCAGCGCAGGGACGGTGCCCGGACTGCGCCCGAGACCACGAACACCGGCGCGGCACACCAGCTGCCCGCGGGTACGACGCCACGCACCGCGCCGAGCGCGAGGCGTGGAAGAAGCGGATGCCGTACCCGTGCATGTACTGCGGCGAGATCCTCGAGCCCGACGGGCGATGGGATCTCGCTCACGTCGAGGACGGACGACCGGAGCTCGGTCGCGCGCCCGCGTGTCCGCGGTGCAACCAGCGCGCGCGCCGCGACCGCCGCGGCTGAACCGAAAGTCCGTTTCGAGTTGATCGTCTGTACCCATCGCCAGCCCTGCGCGCGCGTGCCGAGGTTTTCGAGGCGCGCGTACCAAGGGCTGCTGGAGGCCAGGGATGGGCAAGAGAGGTCCGAAGAAGGCGCCGACGGCGGTGGCGCAGCTGCACGGCGACAAGACCGCCGGCGTCGACGAGCCCATGCCGGCGCCTGGGCAGATCGTCGCGCCGACGAACCTCTCCGACGGTGCACGTGGCGTGTGGGAGCGGCTCGCTCCCGACCTCATCCACACGAACGTGCTGACCCCGTGGGACGTCGACGAGTTCGCCGCGTTCTGCGACGCCGTCGAACGCCGTGACCGCGCCGCCGCGCACCTCGACGCGGACGGCGAGGTGATCGAGTCGCCCGTGTTCGACCGCAACGGCAAGCCGACCGGGACCCGCATCGTCCTGTCGCCCTGGTGGCAGGTCTGGAAGGGAGCCAACGAAGCGATGCTCAGGTTCGGCGCGCGGTTCGGACTGTCGCCGGCGGACCGGGCGGATCTGAAGGTGGGCCATGGCCGCGGCGCGAACCCGAAGGAGCGGTTCTTCACCACCTGACCACACGAAGCGGTGGCGGCCCCGCACCCGCGGCGGCCCCGCGTGCGGGTACACGTTCGACGACACGGTGTGCCGCCGGCGCGGGGCGCACTACTGCGCGCCGCGCGCCGACAAGGTCGTGGCGTTCTTCGCCGAGGTCCTCGTCCACACGAAGGGCCGCTGGGCGCGGCGTTCGTTCACGCTCGAGGCGTGGCAGGAGCACGACATCATCCGCCCACTGTTCGGCGAGGTGGTGTGGGACGCCGACGAGCGGATCTACCGCCGGCGGTACACCGTCGCGGGGATCATCCTCGGCCGGAAGAACGGCAAGAGCGAGATCTGCGCCGGGATCGTGCTGTACCTCCTGGTCGCCGACGACGAGGAAGCCGCCGAGATCTACGGCGCGGCGAAGGACACCAAGCAGGCCGGGAAGGTGTACGAGCCGACCCGGCGGATGATGAAGCTGTCCGCGATCCTCGACGCGAAGCAGGGCGGCCGCCTCGACGAGAACAAGAACGCCCGCCGGATCTTCGACGAGGGCACCGACTCGTACTACGAGATCATCACCGCCGACGCGATGGGGGAGCTCGGCCACAACCCGCACGGGTTCGTGCTCGACGAGGTGCTGTCGCAGCGTGACGACTCGCTGTGGAACGCGCTGCGCACCGCGGCCGGCACCCGGCTGCAGCCGCTGTTCGTCCTCGCGAGCACCGAGACGAACGACCCGGCCAGCTTCGGCGCCGACATGATCGACGAGCTGGAGAAGATCCAGGCCGACCCGAAGCGCGCGCCGCACTGGTTCGCGTACGTGCGGAAGACGCCGATCGACGCAGACCCGTGGGACGAGAAGAACTGGTACCACCCGAACCCGGCGCTGACGCGGCCCGGGAAGCCGGGCGGGTTCCTGTCGATCACCGCGCTGCGGGAAGAGGCGCTCGAGGCGAAACTCGACCCGACGAAGGAGAACGCGTTCCGGCAGTACCGGCTCAACCAGCGGGTCCAGCAGCAGACCCGGTGGATGCAGCTCACCGAGTGGGACCCGTGCGGGAAGCTGTCGGTGGAGAAGGTCCGCGAGGCCGCGCTCGCCCGGTCTCGTTGCTACGGCGGCCTCGACCTCGCGTCGACGACGGACCTCGCCGCGTGGGCGTTGTTCTTCAAGGGCGACCCGAACCTGATGCTGTGGCGGTTCTGGACGCCCGCGGCGCGGGTGCCGGTCCTCGACGAACACACCGGCGGGAAGTTCTCGGTGTGGGTCCGCGAGGGGCTGGTGCGCGCGACGCCCGGCGACGAGATCGACTACGAGACGATCCACGCCGACATCGCCCGCGACCTCGAGGACTTCGAGGTGCTGCGCGTCGGCTACGACCCGTGGGGCGCGACCGCGACGAAGCAGTGGCTCGAGGGGCGCGGCATCGCGATGGAACGCGTCGCGCAGACCTACGAGGGGCTGTCCACCGCGCTGGGCGAGCTGATGCGTCTCGTGAAGCGCCGCGAGTTCGAGCACGGCGGGAACCCGGTGATGCGGTGGAACGCCGACTCGATCGAGGTGAAGCACCCGGCTGATCAGCCCGACGTGATCAAGCCGGTCAAGCCCGACCGCAACGCGTCGGGGAAACGCATCGACGGCATGGTCGCCGCCACCATCGCGATCGCGGCGTCGTACGAGCCGGAAGTCGCGGCGCCGGTCACCGCCGACGCGTCGGCCGCGACCGGCACCGACGACCTGTGGCGGCCCCGGTCGCGGCTCGACATCTGAGAGGACCACGTCATGCCCGAGGACTCGCCTCCTCCCCCCGCGCGCCCGCGGTTCCCGATCGTGTCCGTGCCGCTGCTGCTGGCCGGGCTGGTCATGGTCTGCGCCGCGCTGTACCTCGCGGTCGGGCTCCCGGCCGCGCTCGCCGCGGCCGGCGTCGTGTTCCTGTACGCCGGCTTCATCGTCTCGACGCGGGGGTGGTGAGATGCGTTCGTGGATGCTGCCCGCCCGGGCGACGGAAGCCACCACCCAGCAGCTCGTCGCGACCGGCGCGGCCGGCACGTTCGGTGTGGACCCGGTCGACGGTGACCGCGGGTACACGCCGCTCGGCGCGAACCCGCGGGGCCTGCCCGCATGGACCCGGGCCCGCGCCGCGGCGTACTCCATCGCCGCGTACCGGTCGAACCCGGTGGCCCGGGCGATCATCGACACGTACACCAGCTTCTGCGTCGGCGACTCCGGCCTGTCGCTCCAGGCCACGAACCCCGACGTGCGGGTCGTCGTCGAAGAGTTCTGGAACGACCCCCGCAACGCGCTGGCCGAGCAGACACTGCCGCTGCGCCAGCATCTCCTCGCCGGCGAGACCGTCAACGAGATGCTCACCGGCGCGCGCAGCGGCGTCGTGCGCCGCTCCGTCATCGACCCGGAACGGATCCGGGACGTCACGCTCCTGCGCGGCAACCCGCTGTGGCACGACAAGCTGCTGCTCGACCAGCCGGGCAGTGAGCCGCTCGAGCTGAAGATCATCTCCGTCGACGACTTCACCGGCCTCCGCTCCGGCGACGTGTTCTTCTGGCCGTCGTGGCGGACCACCGAACTCGACCGGCGCGGTGAGCCGTTCCTGATGCCGGTCATCGACTGGCTCGACAGCTACGACCAGGTGCTGTCGAACCTCATCGACCGCACCGCGCTCGCGCGCCACATCGCGTTCGACGTCACCGTCAAGGGCCCGAACCCCAACGCGGTGAAGGACTACATCGCGCAGCGGGGCGGGACCGGCATCCCCCGCTCCGGGACGATCGAGGTCCACAACGACAGCATCGAGTGGAAGCCACTCGAGGCGAGCACCGGCGCGCCGGAAGACACGCAGACCAGCCGGGCGATCTTCACGAACGTCGCCGCCGGCACCGGCCTCGCGAAGACGTGGCTCGCCGAACCCGAGGACTCGAACCGGGCGACGTCGCTCACGATGGCCGAGCCCGTCCGCCGCCGCGTCGGCGGCGTGCAGAACCTGTGGCTCGCGACCCGCAACGACCTGGTCCGCTACCAGGTCGACCAGGCGGTCCTCGCCGGCCGCCTCCCCGCCGAGGTGATGGTCCGCGACGAGACCGGCACGGAGCGACCCATCCGCGCCGCGGACGCCGTGAAGGTGACCGGCCCGACCGTCGCCGCCGCCGACGCGTCGATGACCGCCGAGATGCTCGCGAACCTCGCCAGTGGGCTCGACTCGATGATCCGGGCCGGGCTCCTCTCCGTCGAAGCCGGGCAGGTCGCGTCGCAGAAGGCATGGGAGCAGTTCTGCGGCATCCCGTGGCGGCCCGACCTCGCGTCCCCGGACGCGAACCAGGACCTCGTCGCCGAGCACGTCGACGACAACGCCGCCGCGGTCCGCAACGCGCCCGCCGCGCAGCTCACCGCTGTCTGACCGAAAGGCCGACCATGACCAAGCGCACCATCCTCCTCGACACCGCGCGCGACCTGGGGCTCCCCGCCCGGGAAGTCGTCGACGTCGACGACACCCCGGCCGGCCGGGTCGTCACCGTCGCGTCCGGCGTCCAGTACGTGATCGTCCCCGACGACCAGCCCGACGCCGACGGCAAGACCGGCGTCATGTACCTCGCCGCGCCGACCGACCGCTACGCCGGGTCGTTCCCCGTGTACGCGCAGCCCGGCGCCGACGACACGCCCGACGGCGACGCGGAGGCCGGCGACGAGTACCCGGCTGCGGGGTCGATCGCGGCGGTGCTCGCGTGGGTCGCCGGCGACCAGGAGCGCGCCGAGCACGCCCGCGCCGACGAGACGGCGCGGGAGAAGCCCCGCGCGCGCCTCGTCGCGGAACTCGACGCGCTGCTCACCCAGCACGCCGCGCAGCCCGACGCCGACGACACGCCCGACGCCGAGACCGCGGAGGAGAGCGACCGTGGGTGACCGTCACGAGCTGGCCCGCTGGACGGAGGCGGACCGCTCGTTCGGAGAGACCCAGACGCTCGTCAACGACGCCGTCACCGCGGCGGTCGGGCCACTCCCCGACGGGCAGTGGCTCTACATCCGCGACCTCGGCCCCGACTGGGTCGTGTGGGACATCGAAGGCGCCGGCGACACCGTCGAACCCGGCCAGTACCGGGCCAGCTACACCATCGACGACGCCGGCCACGTCGCGCTCGGCACCCCCGAGCAGGTCCAGGAACACACGACGTACGAGACCGTCACCGAGTCCGAACGGCTCGAGGGGCGCATCGTCGAGTCGAGGGGCGCCGACGACACCGGCGGGCGGGTGTTCCGCGTGCAGATCCTCCGGTACGGCACCAGCCGCAACCGGCGGCGGTACACCGAGAGCGTCATGCGCCGCGCGGTGCGGCTCTACGAAGGCGCGAAGGCGTACGACCATCACCGCACCGACGCGGAGATCGCGACGTCGACGATCGAGGGCCTCGTCGGCACGTACCGCGGCGTCGAAGCGACGACCGACGGCCTGTACGGCGACCTGCACCTCCTGCCGTCGGCGACGCACGTCGCCGAGGCGTTCGAGGCGACGCTCGCCGCGCAGGCGCAGGGCCTCCCCGCGGTCGTCGGGATCAGCCACGACGTGATCGCCGCGTACCGGCCGGCGACCGACGGCGGCCAGGCAGTCCAGGAAGCCACCGAGATCGTGTCGGTGAACTCCGCAGATGTGGTGGCCGACCCCTCCGCCGGAGGGCGCGTCACCCGGATGGTCGCCGGAGGTCCCGGCGACCCGAACCATGGCTCCAAGGAGGAGACCACGATGAACCTGAAGCAGCTGCTCGCGCTGCTCCGCAAGGCAGACGCCGCCGAGCGCGCGCGGCTGCTCGAGGAGCACAAGTCGATCCTCGACACGCACGACCTCACCACCGACGACCTCACCCGCATGCTCACCATCCCCGACGCCACCGACGAAGGCGACGCCGGCTCGGGTGCCGGCACGGCCGCGGGTGACGGCGCGGGCGCGGAGGAGCCGGCGATGGCCGGCGCCGCGACCGAGTCGTACCGCCGCGACTCGTTCATCGGCCGGACCCTGATCGCCGGGGCGCTCGCCGAGCGCAACCTCGACAACGAGCGGTTCGTCGAGGCGATCACCGCGCAGATCCCGGAGCGGTTCACCGAGGCGGACCTCGCCCGGGTGCTCGACAGCTCAGGGCAGCTCGTCCGCGCCGTGGAGAGCGCCGGTCTCACCCCGACCGCGGGCGCGCAGGTGACGGCCGACGAGGCCGACAAGTTCACCGAGGCGCTCGACGCGTTCTTCGCCGGTGACTACACCAAGGGCATCCGGTCGTTCAAGGAGGCGTACTTCCGCTTCAGCGGCCAGAACCCGTACACCGTCGACGACGACATGAACCGCACCATCATGCGGGAGTCGATCGGCAACCCGCTCGACCTGTTCGACTCGGGCGTGCGGCGCGCGGTCGAGTCCGCGTCGAGCGCGACGTGGGCGAAGACGCTCGGCGACTCGATCACCCGCCGGGTGGTGGCCGAGTACCAGCGGCCCGGCCTCGACGACTACAAGCAGATCGTGTCCGGCTCGGTCCCGGTCAACGACTTCCGCGCCCAGCGCATCGACCGCGTCGGCGGGTACGGGACGCTCCCGACCGTCGCCGAGGGCCAGCCGTACCAGCCGCTCGCCACGCCCGGCGAGGAGGAGGCGACCTACGCGCTGACCAAGAAGGGCGGCACGGAGGACCTCACGTTCGAGGCGATCGCCAACGACGACGTGCGGCTCATCTCGAAGATCCCGTCGAAGCTGGCGCTCACCGCGGCGCGCACCATCTACCAGTTCGTGTGGGACTTCCTGCGGACCAACGTCACGTGCACCTACGACAGCACGGCGCTGTTCGACGTCGCCCACTCGAACACCACCGCCGCCGCGCTGAGCAACGCGAACCTGTCGGCGGCCCGCGCCGCGATGCGCCGCCAGGCCGGGTTCGGTGACACCGCCGACATCCTGTCGCTGGTGCCCCGGTACCTGATCGTCCCGCCGGAGCTCGAGGACCTCGGCAACCAGCTGTGCAACGGGCGCAGCGCGGTGCCGGCGTCGACGCCGGGCGCGTCCGACGTGCCGAACCTCCACGTCGGGACGCAGCTCATCGTCGTCGACTACTTCTCCGACACCGACGACTGGTTCCTCTGCGCGGACCCGCAGGCCGCTCCGACCATCGAGCTCGGCTTCTACCAGGGTCGTGAGCTGCCCGAGCTGTTCGCGCAGACCGACCCGACGACCGGCGCGGTGTTCAACGCCGACAAGGTGACCTGGAAGATCCGCCACATCTACAGCGGCACCGTGGTGGACCACCGGGGCTTCCTGCGCCGCACGCAGTAGCCGGCCCGGCAGTTCCCCGGCCGGCGGCGCGCGCTCCTCGGGCGAGCGAGGCCGAGCGCCCCGGCCGGGATCCCATCTCGACACCCCGCGCGGCGGGGAGAAGGAGCCCCACCATGAAGATCAAGGACCTCCAGGGCGAGCACACGCTGCGTCGCTCCGTCCCCGCCCAGGGCACCGCCGCGACCACCAACCGGTGGAACGTCGGCCGGCTCCCGACCGGCGCCAAGATCACCAGCGTCACGTGGATCCCCGACGCCGCGGTCACCGGCGCGAACACCAACAACTTCGCGCTCCAGCTCCAGAACGGGGGCAGCGCCGGGCAGGGCACAACCGGCGTCACCGCGGCGAAGACGTACGCCTCGGGCACCGACTCCGTCGCGAACACCCCCGAGGCGCTCACGCTCTCGGGCACCGCGGCGAACCTCCTCGCCGCGGCCGGCGACGTCCTCGTCCTCGCCCGGACCGTCAACTCGTCGGGTCTCGCATCGCCGTCCGGGACCCTCGAGGTCACCTACACGATCCGGTGACGGCGGCCCCCGCCCGCCCGACGCGGGTCACCGCGAGCACCGTCGTGTCCGCGACGTCGACGACGTTGTACCACGTCATCGTCGGCGTCGCGGCCGCGACGCAGACGGTCAAGCTGCACGACTGCGCCGCGGTCGGCGACGCGTCGGCCGGGAACCTGAAGGCGACGATCGACCTTGCGACCGTGAACGCGTACCCGTTCGGGCCGCCCGGCGCGTACTTCGCGGTCGGGCTCGTCGCGGTCGTGTCCGGCGGGTCGCCGGACATCTCGATCGTCGCGGGCTGACCCGTGGACTTCTCGGTCGTCGACCAGCAGATCGCCCGCGGCGCGCCCGCCGACCTCGAGGTCTTCTGGACCGACCAGGCCGGCGACGACACCGCGGCGTCGGGTGCCGTCACCGTGCATGTGCAACGCGGTGACGGCACCGACGTGGTCCCGGCCGGGTCGTCCACCACCGGCAGCGGCCCCTACACGCGGGCGCTGGCCACGGCCGACACGGCCCATCTCGATCTGCTCACCGCGACGTGGACCGCGTCGGGTGACGGCGCGACCCGCACGACGCGGGTCGAGATCGCCGGCGGGTTCTACTTCAACGTTGCGGACGTCCGCGCGTTCGACAAGTCGCTCCAGGCCGCCGGGAAGTACCCCGACGAGCAGATCCGCGCGGTGCGGCGCGAAGTCGAAGAGGAATGCGAGGAGTACTGCGGCCGGGCGTTCGTGCCCCGCTACCGGCGCGTCGTCGTCGACGGGACCGGCACCCTCGACCTCGACCTCCCCGACAGTGCGATCCGCACCATCCGGTCGGTCACCATCGCGGGCGGCCCGATCTGGTCCCCCAGCGTCATCAACGTCCTCGCCGCGAACGACGCCGGACGGGTCCGCGCCCCCGTCCCGTGGCCCGAAGGCGTCGGGAACATCACCGTCGAGTACGAGCACGGGCTTGACCGTCCCCCCGCCCGGCTGCGTCACGCCACGATGACGCGCCTCCGGTGGCTCCTCAACACGGAACGCACCATCGACACCGGGAACCTGACCCGCGTCGTGCTCTCCGACGGGAGCAGCCTCGACGTCCCCGCCGACGCCGACATCGACCAGCAGTCCGTGTTCCGCGTCTACCGGGCGTACTCGCTCCGCACCCGACGCGCCGCGTCGGCGCAGATCCACTACGACCCGCAACGCGGGTCGCTGTTCCACGGTGGCCGCCTGTGACCACCTCGCTCGTCCCTGCCGTCAAGCAGCGCCTCCAGGACCGCCTCCAGGCCGTCGCCGCGCTCCGCGACGTCGAGATCGCGTACACGCTCCACCCCGACCTCCTCGACCGCGAAGCGATCGCGTTCGCCAGCTCGTCGTTCCGTCACGAGCTCGGCCCGCTCCGCGCCGGCCGGAAGTCCCGCGACGAAGAAGCCGAGATCACGCTCTGGATCAACGCGTCGCAGCCCGGCATGGACGACTCCGAAGCCGACGCGCGCGCCCACACGCTGTTCGCCGCGCTCGAAGACGTCCTCGCCGAAGACCCGACGCTCGGGTTCGACGAGATCCCGAACGGCATCTCGATCGGGACCGGCACGTCCGGCCCGCACCCGGGCCAGGAAGGCTGGGTCGGGCTGATCAAGACCACGATCACCTACACCGCTCGCCTCACCTGAGGAGCTCATCGTGCAGTTGACCTACCAGGGGCCGCACGACGCGGTCGAGATCGAGCTGGGCGACGCCGTGTTCACGGCGCAGCGCGGCGAGACCATCATGATTCCGCCGGAATCAGCACCCGACCAGCGTGTGCTCGCCGACCTCACCGCCGCGGGATGGGTCGTGAAGGGCCGCGGCAAGCCGCCCGCGCCCGCGAACGACGACGAGGAGGAGGAAGACTGATGGGTGCCGACACGCTCGACGCGCAACTCGGGTTCGGGGTCGAGTCCGTCTACGGGACGGCGGTCACGCCGACGCGGTGGATCGAGTTCCTCTCCGACACGGTGAAGAAGGACAAGACCCGGATCCTGTCCCGCGGGCTCCGCGCCGGTGGCAGCAAGGTGCAGCCGCGGGGCGCACGCACCGGATCGATCCGCGCGTCGGGCGACATCGAGGCCGAGATCCAGACCAAGGCCATGGGCCTCTACTTCAAGCACCTGTTCGGCGCGGTTGCGGTGACGCAACCCGACGCCGGCGGGAACCCGACCGTCTACGACCAGACGTTCACCCCGGCGGGCGTCGCCGGCCTGTCGGGGACGCTCGAGTCGGCGTTCCTCGACGACGACGGGAACCCGCATCGGAAGACGATCAGCGGCGCGAAGCTCGCCACCGGTGAGTTCTCGTTCAAGGCCAACGAGCTCGCCCAGGTGAAGTTCGGGATCAACGCGCAGAACATCGTCACCGGCGACGCGAAGACCGCCGCGACGTACGCGTCGGGGTTCACCCAGTTCGGCAGTGCCGACATCGCCCTGTCGCTCGGCGGCACGCCGATCCTCGCGGAGGACGCCACCGTCACGTTCAACAACCAGCTCGACTCGAAGGACTACCTCGGGAACTCCGGGCTGCAGGACGCGCCGAAGACGCTCGAGCGGCTCGGGATCGAAGCGTCGGTCGCCGCGCCGTGGCAATCGTGGACCGACTACGCCCGGCTCGACTCCGACGCCGAAGCGCAGCTGATCATCACGTGCACCGGCCCGGTCATCTCCGGCATGTTCAACTTCATGCTCCGGCTCACGATGAAGGTCCGCACCGACGGTGAGACCCCCTCGATCGGCGGCCGCGAGCGGATCAACCAGCCGCTCAAGTTCACCGCCGTCGGCGACACGCCCGGCGAGGCGTGCACCCTCCTGTACCGCACCACCGACACCACCCCGTAGGTGGCCAACTACACGTCGCGCCGGCTCGCTGGCCGGCTGCAGCAGTTCGCCGCGGAGATCGAGGGCGTCACCCGGCGAGGTGTCAACGAGTCGGCGCTGCTCGTCACGACGTCCGTTGCTGCGTTCCTCGGCGGGCGGTCCATCCACCTGTCGGGCGTCGGTTCCTCGGGGGCGAAGGTCGCGGTCCGGTACGACATCAAGGGGTCACGGAACCCGACCGCGGTCGTCTACATGACCGGCCCAGCGCAACTGGTGGAGCGCGACACCCGCGCGCACACGATCCTCGGCCGGAGCGTCGGCCGCGGCGCCAAGGGCCGCGGCGCGCGGCAGGCGAACAAGCAGGCGCTCTACGACGCGCTGTTCGGCAGCAGTGCCGGCGGGCGGATGCGAGTCGCCGGCGACTGGCGCACCGGGCCCTTCCGGCACCCGGGGACCACCGGCAAGCACCCGTTCGAGCGCGGCGTCACCGCGGTGCGCCAGCGGGTCACTGACATCTACCGCCGCGGCGTGCACGCGGCCGGGCGTCGCATCTTCACCGGCTGAGGGAGACGACCAGACCATGTGGGTGATGGAGCTCGGCGGCGTCGCGATGACCGAGGCCGACATGACCGCGGGCGAGGATGAGCTGGCGTTCGTGCTCGCGGCGCGTCAGCTGCCGCACCAGTGGGGAGCGAACCCGCCCCACCACTGCCCGGCGTGCCTCGCGAGCCACGCCGTCGCGCTCCTCGTCTCGCGCGGGCAGGTCGACCTCCTCGTGGCGACGCAGACGGTCGCTGCGATACCCCGCGCCGAGCTGATCCAGGCCGTGCGGATCGAGGACCCTCCCGCCGCTGAGACCGAGTAGTCGATGACGACGTTCACCGACCGCCTCGCGCTGATCATCTCGGCGGACTCGCAGGGCGCGGTCCGGGAGCTCGAGCGTGTCGGCCAGTCCGCCGAACGGAACCTCGGCCGTGCCGAATCCCGCGCTGACCGGTTCTCGTCCCGCGCGCTGTACATGGGTGGCGCGCTCCTCACCGCGTCGGCAGTGGCCGGCGCGGGGTTGCTGTCCGTAGCCCAGAAGGCGTCGGACGTCGGCGAGTCGGTCAACAAGGTCGAGGTCCTCTTCGGGAAGAGCGGCAAGGCCGCGGTCGCCTGGTCGGAGAACCTGGCGGACTCGCTCGGCCTGTCGAAGGGCGAGGCGCTCGAAGCCGCGGGCGCGTTCGGGTCGATGTTCCGCACGACCGGCCTCGCCCAAGACCGTGCGGCGTCGATGTCGCAGACGATGGTCGAGCTGGCCGCGGACATGGCCTCGTTCAACAACGAGGACCCGTCCGAGATGCTCGACAAGCTCCGGTCGGGACTCGCGGGTGAGGCGGAGCCGCTCCGACGGTTCGGGGTGCTGCTCTCCGAGGCGTCGGTGCAGGCGTTCGCGTACAAGAGCGGCATCGCCGAGACCGGTCAGCAGCTCACGGAGGCGCAGAAGGTCCAGGCCCGCTACGGGCTGATCCTCGAGCAGACCAAGCTGCAGCAGGGCGACTTCGGCCGCACGTCGGATGGGGCCGCGAACGCGCAGCGGCGGCTCGAGGCGCAGGTCGAGAACCTTCAGGCGGCGCTCGGCCAGGGGCTGGTGCCGGCGCTGAGCGGTGCGGTCAACGTCGGCAACGACGTCGTGGGCATGGTCAGCGACCTGAACGCCGAGTCCGGTGGGCTCGTCGGGCAGCTCGGTGGCGTCGTCACAGCAGGCGCGGCCGTGAGCGGCGTGCTGCTCCTCGGCGCCGCGGGCGCGATCAAGCTGGGCAGCGCGGTGTCCTCGGGCGCGTCGGCGTTGGCGAGCGGCGTCACGTGGCTGACCAGCTACGGCGTCGCCGCTGCCGGCACCACCGTCGAGGTGACTGCCCTCACCGCCGCGAACCTCCGCCTGGCGGCGTCGGGCGGCGCGTCGTTCGGCGCTTCGATCACGAGCGCCTCCATGTACGGGACGACCCTGGCCCGGGTGGCGTCGTCGTCGGCTCTCGCCGCCGGCGGGCTCGTCCTCCTCGGCCCGGCGCTCGACATGATCGGCCTCGGCGCCGAGACGTCATCGGACCGGTTCGATCGGCACGTCGCGGCGCAGGAACGCATGATCACCGCGTCGAAGCGATCATCGGCGTCGGTCCGCGCCGAGATGCAGGTCGTCGAGCAGCGGATCGACGCGCAGAAGCGGCTCATCCGCAGCATGGACCCCGAAGACGCGGGCGACATGCTCGGCAACTTCTTCCGCACCGAGCAGTCCGAGCACGAGAAGTCGTACTCGCGGCTCAACGCTCTCACCGAACGCCACGCAGCGCTGAAGCGGGCGCTCGGCCAGACCGCCGACGGTCTCGGCCAGACCGCCCGCAAGCAGTCCGAGTTCAACCAGCAGGTGAGCCAGGCCGCCGCGCCGGTCCAGACGCTGCAGACCGCGCTGCAGAGCCTGGTGAACTCGCAGCTGGGCTACGAGGGTGCGCTGCGGTCCCAGGCCGACGCCGAGACCGCGGCCGCCGAGGCGAAGAAGGCCGCGGCCGACGCTGGCGGCCGGAACGTCGAGCTGAACAAGGCCGCGGCCGACGCCGAGTTCCGGCTGAAGCAGGCGATCGACGCGACGGCATCCGCCGCCGCGCAGCGCGCCGCCGACCAGCTTGGCCCGAACGCCACCGCCGAAGACAAGGCCAAGGCCAACCTCGACGCCTACCGGTCGTCGCTGATGGACGCTGCCCGCTCGTCCATCCCCGCGGTGCGCGCGCAGGCGTTGCTCCTCCTCGCCCAGCTGCAGCAGGTCGAGGGCAACTGGAACGCCACCGTCGGGGTCGACGCCGCGCAGGCGAAGGTCACGCTCGACGGGCTCGAGGGCCGGTTGAAGGTGCTGCGCACGACGCGCACCGACCACAACGTGTACGTGGCGATCACCGGTCCGGGCGCGTCGCGGTTCCGGTACGAGAGCAACATCCCGCAGCCGAAGCAGGCCGCGGGCGGTGTGGTGCCGGGGTTCGCTGGTGGTGGTGTCGCCCGACCGGTGACGGTCGGGGAACGCGGGTGGGAGACGGCGTTCCTGCCGGTCGGGACCCGGGTGGTGTCGCACGAGGAGTCGCTCGCGGCGCTCGAGCGCGGCGCGCGCGGCCGTGGCGACAGCCGGCCGATCCATCTCGAGGTGAACATCGACGCGCGGGGGTCGACGATGACGGAAGCGCGGATGCGGTCGATCGTGGACGACGCCGTCGGCGGTCAGGTGCAGGCGCAGCTGCGGGAGCTCGTCGCGATCGCGGAGTCGGGGTGATCGGATGCCGGTGACGGTGACGCTCCGCCCGAACACGACGTCCGCCGGTCCGGGGTGGACGAACCAGGGTGGCGCGGCGTCGATCCACGCGGCGCTCGCCGACGCGAACGACGCCACGTATGCGGAGAACCTCACCGACCTCGGGTCGCTCCTCAACCTCGGGCTCGACGAGACGCCCCTGGCGGGGATGCCGTCGACGGCGCGGATCACCGGCGTGCAGATCCTCGTCCGGGCGTACAAGACCGGCGCCTACTCGAGCTTGCGGGCCCGGACCCGGATCGCGGTCGGTGCGGGCACCAGGTCCGACACGGCGCACCCGGACGACTGGATCACGCAGCCGTCGGTGCAGGCCCACACGGGGATCGTGCGGGCCCGGTCGCCGCTCAACCGGTTCTGGACCGTGGCCGACATCGCGTCGCTGTCGATCGACCTGTACTCCAACGCGCCCGACACTGGGAACCCGGTCGCGAAGGTGACGCGCCTCGACGTGCGGGTCACGTACGTGCGGATCCCGACGGTGACGGTGACCGGCCCGTCGGGGACGCAGACCACGACCCGGCCGACGGTGTCGTGGGTCACCGCCCACGAGGATGGTCTCGCCCAGTCGCAGGTGCAGGTCCGGATCTTCGACGCGGCGACGTACAACGACCCGACGTTCAACCCGGGTGTGTCCCGGGCCCGGCACCAGGTCGACCTCACCGGCGCGGCCGGGTCGTACACGGTGCAGCCGGCGGGGATCTCGAACACCGGTGGTGAAGGGGTCCTCTCCGGTGGTGGTGTCCCCACGGGAGATGTGGACCTGCCGCAGGGCAGCTACCGGGCGTACGTGCGTTCCGCGGTGATCGTCTCCGGTGAGGCGCTGTGGTCGGCGTGGGCGTCGTCGGACTTCGCGGTGTCGCTCGACGCGGCGTCGACGCCGATCGTCGTCGCCCGCCCCGAACCGGACCTCGGCCGCATCGCGCTGGAGGTGCAGGGCACCGAGAACCTCCTCACGAAGGACGACGCCGACCTCGAGGGCACCACCGGCCGCTGGTTCGGCGCGTTGACGAACGCGACGGTCGCGGTCGGCGCCGCGTCGGAACACGGCTCCGGGTCGCTGCGCCTCACCGCGGCGAGCGCCGGCGACATGGCCGCGCTGCTGTCGTACACGCTCGCGGTGGTGCCGGACGCCACGATCGGGTTCTACGGGCGGGTGAAGGCCGCGACGACGGGCCGCTCCACCCGGATGAGTCTCGTGTTCTACAACGACGCGGGGACGCAGATCGGTCCGCAGGTCGACGGGTCGCTCGTCGTCGACTCGTCCGGCGCGTTCGCGACGGTCGCCGTGTTCGCGAAGGTGCCCGACGGGGCGACGCAAGCCGCACCGGTGATCTTCGTCGCCGCCCCAGCGAACGCGGAGCAGCACTACTTCGACGTCTTGAAGGTCGCGCCCGGCCTGTCGGCCTGGTCCCGGGGAGGGTTCGCGCCCCGCAACCTCCTCCGTGCGAACACGGCGAGCGTCGAGACCGACGCGTCGGGATGGGCGTCCCGCTCGAACTGCACCATCGCGCAGGTCGGCACCACCGCGCTCGACGGGTCGAAGTCGTTGCGGCTCACCGCGACCGGCACCCCGAACATGGGGGCCAACACGATCGACCGCGTCGCGTGCATCCCCGGCCGCGAGTACACCGCCCTCGTCGCGTTCCGAGCCGTCGCGACGGCCCGCACGTGCCGGGCCGGGATCCTCTGGTTCGACTCGGCGGGTGGCCTGCTCGGCACGAACGTCGGCGCCGCGGCGACGGACTCCACGAGCGGATGGACGCAAGCGAACGTCACGCACACCGCGCCGCCCGGCGCCGCGTTCATGGACGTCGGCGCGTTCGTCTACGGCGTCGCGGGAAGCGAGCAGCACTACGTCGACTGTGCGAGCATCGCCGCGGATCGGCTCCTCGCCTGGCAGCCCGGCGGCACCCAAGTCGCGCAGCGGATCTCGCTCGAGTACACCGACGACCCGATCGTCGTCGACGACCTCGGCGTCCCCCTCGACCCCGACGGGCTCACCGCCACCTGGCTGCCCGTCCGCGGCGCCACGAACCTCGAACCGGACCGCCAGCAGAAGGTCTACGCCTACGACTACGAGGCGCCGCCCGCGCTGCGCCGCTACCGGGCCCGGTCCACGATCCTGGAGGAAGGCGTCGCGATCGCGTCGCCGAACAGCCAGACCGTCCTCGCGACGCTCAACACCGGCGGCGACGACACCTGGTGGTTCAAGTGCCCGAACGACCCTGACCTGAACTGGACCAGCCCCCACGTCGCCGAAGCCAGCTCCGAGATCATCGAACGGGTCGAGTTCCAAGAGCCGCTCGACGAAGACCACGCCGTCGCGACGACGACCGGCATGCTCGGCGACGACGGCCAGTACACCATCGACGTCATCGGCGCCGCCGACTGGGCCCGCGCCGAAGCATGGCTCCGCACCCCACGCACCATGCAGGTCGTGTCCCCGTTCGGCACCTGCCGGTACCTCCGCGTCGACCGCCGCTCCGTCCACGTCACGAACTCCGACCCGGGCCCCACCCGCACCATCACGTTCACCTACCGCGAGGTCGACCGTCCGGAGGGCTGATGTACCCGTGCTCCGACCGGTTCCTCGCCGCCGCGCAGGGCAAGGTCGACGCCCGCGTCACCGCCCGCGCGTCGCTCATCACCGGCGCCGACTCGATCCCGCTCCGGGTCCTGCCCGGCTGGACCGTGACCCGCAGCCTCGACCAGGCCATCCGGTCCCGCATCACGCTCGAGCTCGTCGACGACGGCGGGCTCCTCCCCGACGACCCCGAAGCGCTCCTCACCCCGTTCGGCGCCGAGTTCGCGTTCACCGCCGGGTTCGACTACCTCGACGGCACCGAAGAGCTCCTCCCCTACGGCGTGTACGGCGTCTACGACGTCGACGACGTCGTCCAGCGGGGCACCACCATCCGCATCGCCGGCTCCGACCGGTCCCGGCTCCTCGCCGAAGCCACCCAGGAGGACTTCTACACGGTCACGGTCGGCGTCGACTTCGCCGACGCGATCCGCGACCTGATCCTCGACCGGATCCCCGACGCGCAGTTCGAGTTCGCCGCGACGGGCTACCCCACGAGCGGTGCGGTGATCCTCGGCGGCGACCCGGGCTCCGACCCCAACGCCGACGTGCAACGCCTCGCCGCCGCGGTCGGCTGCGAAGTACTCCCGACCCGCACCGGCACCTGGATGCTGCGCCCCGTCCCCGACACGACGGTCGGCGACACGACCCTCACGTTCGGCCGCGGCCGGTACAAGGCGACCGCGGTCACCCGCGCCTGGTCGCGCGACCCCTGGTACAACGGCGTCGTCGTCACCGGCGACCGGGCCGGCGCCACGATCGTGCAAGCCACCGCGTTCGACCTGAACCCGGAGTCGCCGACCTACTACTACGGCCGCGTCAAGAAGGCGTGGCGGGAACAGTCCGAGCTGGCGTTCTCGACCGGGCAGGCCCAGACCCAAGCTAACGCGCTGCTCCGCCAGAAGCTCCGCCGCTCCGAGCGGCACACGATCACGACGTTGCCGAACCCGGCGCTGGAGCTCGGCGACATCGCCGCGCTCGACCTGCCGTCGGCGCGGGCGTCCACCCGCCAGTCGGTCGACGCGATCACGCTCACCGACCGGTCGATGACGATCAACGGTGACGCACTCGCGACCGGCCGCCGGCTCGTCCGGGCGATGCAACCCGGCCGGTCGGGCGCGCGGGTGCTGCCCGTCTCGTACCACTGGGGGACCGTCGTGTCCGCCGGTGGTGGCACCGCCACCATCACCCTCGGCGGCCGGACGATCACCAGCGTCGTGCACGCCGCCGGCCTCACGCCGGGCCCGGGCGACAGCGTCAGCGTCCGCCTCCGTGGCACCGAACCGTTCATCGAGAACATCGCCGCCTGATTCCGTCGGAATCACCTGGGAGGTCCCGTGGGCACAGGAGCTGGTGCGGTCGCGGAGTTCGTGCGGCACCGGGGGGTGCCCTACGACCACCAGGCGAACACGAATGAGCGGTTCGGGTGGCGGAAGGCCGACTGCTCCGGCGGGGTGTCGCGCTCCTACGAAGACGGCGCGGGGATGACCCGGGGGCAGGACGGCGTCGGCACGGTCAGCTCCACGTTCGCCCTGTACGGCGAGAAGCACCCCGACCGGCTCCTCTGGAAGAAGGGCGGCGGCGGGTACTTCTCGGACCTTCGCCAAGCCCTCGCGATCGTCGGCGCCGTCTGGGTGCTCGGCGGCACGACCGGTATCGGCGACAACGGCCACACCGGCCTGAGCACCGGCCAGCCCGACGGGCAAGGCGGGTTCGTGACCATCGAGAGCGCCTCATCGCTCGGTGGCGTCGCGTTCGGGTCGACGACCCGGTTCCGGCCGGGCACGAAGCACGAGATCACCCACGTCGTGCTCATGCCCGGGATCACCTACGACGCGATCCTCGAGGAGGACACCTTGAGTGCAGCAGCCGAAGCGAAGCTCGATCGGCTCCAGGTCGACGTCGCGAAGATCCGCGACGCGCTGTTCGCCCCCAACGAGGACGTCGCGCCGACGATCCTCACGAACCTCGAGGGCCGGTCGATCGAGGTCTGGCAGGCGTTGTTCCGGCCGGACCTGCTGAAGGCCAGGAACCTCGCCAGCACCCTCGTCGACATCCACGAGATCGTGATCCCCGTCGCGCGGCAGGCGAAGGCCGTCCTCGACGTCATCGCCCCCTACGACGCGGCGGCGAAGGCGTACCGCGCGACCGCGAAGTTCCTCGGGGTCTTCAAGTAGTCGTGGGCATCTCCGACGGGTGGCGGCCACTCCTCGACGCTGGGCAGGTCGCGCTCGCGCTCGCGGCGATCGTCACGACGGTCGGGATCGTGTCGCGGATCCGGCCGGTCCGCTGGTTGTGGCGCCGCGTCGTCATCGACCCCGCGGCCGGCTGGTTCCGCGACCAGGTCGAAGAAGTCGTCGGCCCGAAGATCGCCGCGGTGCATCGCCGCATCGACCGGCACATGGTCGACGAGGAGACCGGCGCGCAGGCCATCACCGAACGGCTCGACACGCTCGCCGACCTGATCGGCGGGAAGGAGGCACCATGAAGGTCGTCGCGTTCCTCCGCCGGCAGCCGGCGCTCGTCATCGGCGTGTTCACCACGATCGCGTGGACGGTCACCCAGGCCGCGGCCGGGCAGGTGACGTGGGCGGTCGCGCTGCCGTTGATCGTCGCGGTGGCGATCCGCTCGATCGTCGAACCGTCGATCCCCGGGTGGCTCGCCCGCCACGGCATCGCGGTCGGCGTCGTCGTCTCCGCGGTGGTCATCGTCGGGCAGCTCGCCGACGGGACGATCACCATCGCCGCAGTGTGGCCGGCGGCCGCCGGGCTGCTGCTGCGCGGCTACGGCACCGGCGTGAACACCGAACCGATCCAGGGGGCCTGATGCCGGTCGTCACCGACACGGTCCTCGACCCGGGCAGCGTCCCGATCCGCCGCGACGACGGCACCGCCGCCGGCGTCACGATCGAGGTCCGCGCCCGCGGCAACGCCGAGAACCCGAACGTGCCCGTCTACACGACGACCGGCACCATCATCGGGCCGACGACCGTCACCGCGGGCATCGACGGCACCTGGTCGCTGACCCTCCCCGGCAACAGCGTCTTGAACCCGCCGGACTCCTGGTACGACGTCACCTACCGGTTCGAGGACGGCACCGTGTTCGGCCCGGTCGAGATCGTCGTCCCGCCGACCGGCGGCCCATACCAGCTGCAGAACCTGCTCCGCACCCCACCCGCGACGTACACCGAGGAGACGAACCCGACGGTCCTCGGCGCGTTCGGCGGGACCCGGGTGTACATCCCACCCGGGTTCGGGTCGTGGCGGTCGCGGCGCGACCGTGACGGCCGCCGCCACATCCTCTGCTACGGCGACAGCCTGATCTTCGGCCTGTACGCCTGGGTGCCGTGGGTCGAACGCCTCGCCGCCGCGCTCAACAACGGGCCGGCATCGCTCGGGTTCCGGGGCCTGCAACACCCCGAATGGTCATGGTCGGGGACGTGGACGTACCCGTCGGCGCCACCCGCCGGGTTGCAGTTCGACCGGGCGCCGCACATCTTCGACATCGGCGCCGGCGACTACCGGCCGCTCATCCGCTACTCGACGTCGAACCAGGCGCACATCGCGACGTACACCCGCAACGCGACCGGCGACCTCGCGCATGGGGTGGTGCCCCACCCGCAGATCGCCGCGTTCGACGTGTTCACCGGCGACGCGTTCGCCGCCGCTGCGGGCGAGTACTCGATCGACGGTGGTGCGTGGACCGCGATCCCGACCGCCGCGTCGGGCGCCTACGCCCACAACGCGTCGACCAGCGCGTTCGCGTGGCGGCGGCATCGCATCGTCGGGACGATCACCTCCACGATCCGGTTCCGGGGGCCGACGACCGGCGCGTTCTACCTCCTCGGCGGCACCCCGTACGCGACCGCGACGGGCGGCACCGTCGTCCACAACCTCGGCCGGTCCGGCGCCGGGATCCGCGACACCATCGCACCGGTCACCAGCCCGGCCGGTGACCGGTGGGCGTTCCTCGGCGGCGCCCCCACCGCGGGCGACACGATGATCCCCGACGGGCTCGGCGGGCTGTTCATCACCGACATGCTGTTCGCCGACGCGATGCAGGCCGGCAGCATCGACACCTACGCGGCGAACCTCACCGCGCTGATCCACCGCGCCCAAGCCGCGAACCTCGACGTGCTCATCGTCGGCCCGATGGACACCAGCGACGCGGTGAAGGCGTTCTTCGGCATCGCGACCGGCGCCCTCGACGCGTTCCGCGACCGTGCCCGCGCGATCGCCCGCGCCGAAGGCTGCGCGTTCATCTCGATCGCCGACCAGTGGGGCCCCGAAGCCGGCGTCCACGACACGTTCATGCAGTCGCCGTACACCGACGGTCTCCACCCCGGCCAGACCGGCCACGACGACTGGGCCCGCCGCGTCGCCCGCCTCCTCGAGAACGGATCCTGAGAGATGGCTGTCCTCGCCGATCGGATCACGGACCCGACGCTGCGGCCGCTCCGCAACGCCCGCGTGGTGGTGAAGCTCCTCAACGCCGCGGGCCGGCCGGTCACCGGCCGCCGCTCAGGCGCGGTGATCGTGTCGCGCTACGTCGCGACCCCGACCGAGACCGGCACGTGGCGCGTCGACCTCACCCCGAACGCGGAGATCACCCCTGCGGGGACGCAGTGGTCGGTGCAGTACCGGCTCGGGCAACGCGACATCGGCACCCCGACCGTGGTCGTGATGCGCCCGGGCGGGCCGTGGACGATCCGCCAGCTCCTCGACACGTCGATCCCCGTCCCGCCGGAGCTCGAAGGCTCGAGGATGGGTCTCGGCGGCGGGCAGGGGTTCTGGACCCGCGCGAAGGTCGACAAGCCCCGCGCGCTCGCGGACCTCGACTTCATCGCGGGCCTGGGGATGCGGTGGATGCTGTTCAACGGCGACTGGCCCGAGATCGAACCCACCCCGGGCGCGCAGGACTGGTCGACGTGGGACTGGGTGATCACCGAGGCCCACAAGCGGGGCCTGAAGACGATCGCGGCGGCGCTCGGCGCGCCTGGGTGGGCGAACGGTGGCGGCCCCCGCTTCTGCCCCCCCACCGTCGGGAACCGCCCCGCGTTCGCCGCCTACGCGGCACGGATGGCGAGCCACGGCGCCGACGCGATCCTCCTCTGGAACGAGCCGAACAACCCGCTGTTCTGGCGTGACACCGCGAACCTCCCGGCGTGCAACGCCGCCGCGTACGCGGCGCTGGTGAAGGCCGTCTATCCCGTCGTCCACGCCGCGAACCCCGCGGTGCCGCTCATCGCGGGGACGACCGCACCGAACGGCGGGCTCGGTGGGGGCATCACCCCGATCCAGTTCGTGACGGACTGCCTCGCCGTGACCGGCATGAAGGACAGCTTCGACGCCTGGTCGCACCACCCGTACCAGTTCTCGCCCGACTCCGGGCCGATGGCCGACCTGAAGCCCTGGGACGGGGTCAGCACCCCCCCGACGACGTGGAACGCCTTGTGGCAGACACGGGGCATCTGGAACGCCCTGCGCGCCGCGGGGAAGACGTCGCCGCTGTGGCTCACCGAGTTCGGCGCGACGACCGACTCGAACCCGATCACGCCGGGGAGCCGGCAGATCACCGAGACCCGCTCCGCGACGTACACCGCCGACTACTACACGGCGTTCGACCGGCTCCGCGCCGAAGGCATCCCGATCGACGTGATGATCCAGTACTCGATGAGCGACAACGGCGTCCTGTCGTCGCAGAACGAGCAGGACCACTTCGGGCAGGTCCGCTACGACCGCACCGAGAAGCCCCAGGTCGCGGTGCTGCGCGCCCAGGCCGCGAAACCGATCGGCCAGACCGGCACCCCGACCCCGCCCGGCGCCACCTACGGGACCGCCGTGTACGGCTCGTCGACCTACGGATAGGAGCTCGCCGTGGCCTGGCCCGAAAACCTGCCCCGCGCCGTCGCGACCGGCGACACCGTCCTCCCGTCGGACCACAACGACACCCGCACGTGGATGGCGTCACTACGCGCGGAGCTCGGCGGCGCCGGCCTGAAGGGCATCGCGTCGACGCTCTTCGACCGCCTCGCCGCGATGGACGTGGCGATCGCCGCGCTCGGCGGCGGGCCGGGCGGCATCCCGTCGGGGCCGGGCCCGAACTGGGTCGCCGCGTCCAACGCGCCGACCGCGGTGAAGAACGCGGTCCTGGCCGCCGGTGGTGTGGTGTGCACCGGCACGAACGACCACACCACGATCAACTCCGCGATGGCCACGTACAAGGCCGTTCGGGTCACCGAGGGGACCTACACCCTCGGCGGGCAGCTCGTGCCCGGCCTGCGCTGCTCCCTCATCGGAGCGGGCATGGGCGCGACGAAGTTCGTCGGCGCGTCGAGCTTCACCAGCGGCTCGTTCTTCCTGGTGAACACGCAGGACGTCACGATCCGCGGCGCGACGATCACCCGCGGTTCGGCCGGCACGTCGGTCCGCGGCCTCGAGATCAACATCTCGTCCAACTCCGGGTGGAGCTCGGACGACGACAGCAACGGCCGCACCGTCGTCGAGGACCTGCTGATCATCGACTGCGCGAACGGCGTCTACATGCCGTCGTCGGGCACGAAGAGCAACAACGCGACGCTCAACAACGTCACGGCGAAGCGGTCGCTCGGCGTCGGCTTCTACATCAACGTCCCCGACGGCCGGATGATCCAGTGCATGGCCGGGTCGTGCGGCACGACGATCACCGACCACGGCTTCCACTTCGACACCAACACCGCCAACTGGTCGACGTTCGGCTGCGCGGCCTGGTTCTCGCGCGGTGACGGCTGGTACCTGCGCGGCATCCGCAACGAGTACACGGAGATCATGGCGCAGGACAACGCCGGCGCCGGGATCCGCTTCAACGAGAACTTCTCCAAGATCAACGGGTTCACCTGCGACAGCAACAGCTACCGGTCGGGCGACCCGTTCGGCACGAACGGCGTCTACAGCGGCCTCGAGATCGGCCTCAAGCAGGACGGCACCAGCCAGGGCGGCGACGACCTGACGATCTGCAGCGGCCAGTCGTGGGACAAGAACGAAGGCGGCCGCGGCCGCTACCAGAAGTACGGGATCCGGGCGAAGGCCGGCATCCGGCGCCTGGTCCTCACCGGGTTCAACACCGGCGACCCGTCCGGCTCCCACTTCAACGTCACCGACGGCGTGTACTTCAACACGCCGTCCGACGTGACGCACGCGACGAACATCGTGTCGGGCCTCTCCCACGGCGTGAAGATGTCGTCGTCGGGCGCCTCTCCGACGGACAACTGGGCGCGGCTCGGGTCGGAGACCGCGGTGACGTCCGCGACGCCGACCGAGGTCACCACCGCGCTGCGTGTCGCGGTCGCGGCGAGCACCAGCTACGCGTTCGAGGCGTTCATCATGTACCGCGCCGACGCGACCGATGACCTCCTCGTCCGGCCCGTCATCTCGGGTGGTGGTGGCACCCCGACGGTGGAGTGGACCACCGCCTACGAAGACACGAGCTCAGCCGCGGCGGGGAATGGCGGCTACCGAAGGTTCTCGGGGACCAACACCGCGACCGCGGCGACGCCGTCGGACCTCACCGCGGGTGGCGTCTCGACCGGCGGCGCGGGCGCGGCGAACACCCGCACCTTGCGGATCGTGGGGACGGTCTGGGCGGGGAACGCCGCCGCGATCTTCACGATCCTGTTCGCGAAGGCCGTGGCGACGTCGGGGAACGACGCGAAGGTCGTCGACGGGTCGTGGGTCCACGTGAGGGCACTGTGAGGAGCGGCTCGTGACGCTGATCGACCCGTCCGACCTTCCCGACGACGACCTCACCGACTCGAGCCCGGCGACGCTCGCGCCGGCGGGGAACCCCGACCCGGTCACGGTGTGGCTCCGCGCGATCGGCCGCATCGGCCGCGAGCTCATCGCGGCGCGTGCCGGCGAGGCGGACCTCGCCGACCGTCTCGACGCGATCGTCGCCGGTGGTGGCGGTGTGGCGTCGGTGGAGGGCCGTACCGGGACGGTGACGCTCGGCGACGTGTACGCCGCGCTGGTGCACGTGCACACGACGGGCAGCGTCACCGGTCTCGACGCGACGCTCTCGGCGCTGACGAGCGCGGTCGCGGGGAAGCTCGACGCGAGCGCGGTCGACACCGACGTGACGCTCGCCGCGAACAGCGACACCAGGGTCCCGGCGCAGAAGGCCGTGCGGACGTACATCGCGGCGCGGATCGCGGATCTCGTCGCGTCGAGCCCCGCGGCGCTCGACACGCTCGCCGAACTCGCCGCGGCGCTCGGCAACGACCCGAACTTCGCGACGACGATCGCGACGCAGCTCGGCGGGAAGGCCGCGCGGTCGGCGAACCTGTCGGACCTCACGAACCCGGCGACGGCGCGCGACAACCTCGGCGTCAAGATCGGCACCGACGTCCAGGCGTACGACTCGGAACTCGCCGCGCTGGCCGCGCTGGTGTCGGCCGCGGACAGGCTGCCGTACTTCACCGGGCCCGGCACGGCCGGGCTCGCCACGTTCACCGCCGCGGGGCGGACGCTGCTCGCGCAGGTGGACGCGCAGGCGCAGCGCGTCGCGCTCGGCCTCGGCCAGGTCGACGACACGGCCGACGCCGCGAAGACGTTCACGCAGTCGCAGATCACCGGCCTGACCGCGGCGCTCGCCGCGAAGCTGCCGTCTGCGGCGGTGACCGCGTTCATCCTCACGCTCCTCGACGACGCCACCCAGGCCGACGCGCAGGCGACGCTCGGCGTGCGGCCCGGCGTCGACGTCGCCGCGTTCAACGACTCCCGGCTCGGGATCTCCGGGTTCGGTGGGCTGATCGTCGAGGGCCACTCGTACACGCAGCAGGGCGGCAACAGCTTCGGCAGCCAGTTCGTGAACTGGACGCGGCGGGTCGCGGCGGCGCTCGGCGTCCCGAACGACGAGACGTACTACTGGGGGCAGTCCGGCGGCCTCGCGATCTCGCCGTACGACTCGAGCCCCGCCGTGTTCGAGGGGCACGGCATCGGCGGCCTGTTCCGCCACCATTACCCGAACCGGTTCTACAACATCGCGTCGAACCAGCCGGACGCCGCGTCGGCGACGGCATGGCCGGCGCTGTTCGTGGCGATGTGGGGCTACAACGACGCCGGGATCTGCAACCCGCTCACCGCGCTCGGCTTCTACGGGTACCCCACCGCCCAGGTCCGCGCCGCGTACCGGGATGCGCTGCGGACCGCACTGTCGAAGGTCCGCGCCGCGCGGCTCTACCCGGAGTCCGACACGTCGCGGCTCACGTTCACCGGCACCTGGTCGACGGTCACCGCCACCTACGCGTTGAAGGGCCGGTACCGGACGACCACCACGTCCGGCGACAGCGTCACGTGGACGCTCCCTGCGGACTTCCCCGGCGGGTGGGTGTCCCTCTGCTTCCTCGGCGGCCCCAACGCGTACGGGCAGCTCGTCCAGGCCGTGAACGGCTCCCAGGCGGTGATCGGCCTCACCCGGGTCGTGTCCGGCTCGAGCGACGTGCGCGTCAACCGGTTCGCGCTCTCGAGCTTGCCGTTCACGATCCGGGTCGACTCCGAGGACATGGTCGTCACCGCGATCAACGGCAACGGCAGCGCGGCCCGGCAGGTCACCGACGCGGTCACGAACGGCACCACCACCCTCACCTCCGCCACCGGCGCGTTCACCAGCAACGACGTCGGGAAGATGGTGGTCTGCCCGAACGTCGCCGCGGGGACCACCATCGCGTCGGTCACGAACAGCACCACGGTGGTGCTGTCCGCCGCCGCGTCGGGCTCCGGCTCCGGGCTCACCGCCCAGTTCGTGCCCGGCTTCGCCGTCACCCGCGCCGCGCCGGCCACGCACTCGGCGAGCGCCGACGTGACCCGCTCCCCCGCCACGTACGCGCAGCTGTCCGGCACCGCCGGCCTGACCGGCACCGTGCAGCTCGGCGCGCGCGGCACCTACGGGTACCCGCTGCAGATCATCCACCGGGTGCAGCTCCCCGCGAGCGCGGCCGGGTCGACGATCATCGCGACGCTGAACGCGCCCGTGTCGGGGCAGGGCATGGACTTCATCGGCGCGTGGATCGAGGACTCCAGCCCCCCGCAGGCCCTGCTCGTGAACCAGCCGCCGGTGCTGTCCGGGCCGGTCGGCTGGGACCAGCGCACCACCCTCGAGGCGTTCAACGCCGACCTGGCCACCGTCGCCGGCGAGTTCTCCCGGGTCGCGGTCGCGGACCTCGAGACGCCGTTCAAGGCCCGGTTCGGTGGCACCGTCGTCTCGACGTTCAACTCGGCGGCGACGTCGCTGCAGATCACCCCGTTCTCCGCGGCGGACTTCGAGCTCGCGATCGGGAGTGTCCTGCGCGTCGACACCGAAGACATCCTCGTCACCGGGATCTCCGGGCTCGGCACGTCGACCGTGACGGTGACGACCGTCGCGTCGCCGAACGGCCGCGGCTGGAACGGCACCACCGCCGCGTCGCACACCGCCGGCGTCACGATCGCGAACCGCCGGTGGCTGAACAGCGACCAGGTCCACCCGTCGGACTGGGGCCACGAGCAGATCGCCCGGTACGTCCTCGCCGCGATCGACGCGATCAACCAGACGCCGGAGGACCGAGCCGCGGTCTCCTCCTACGTGAACCGGCGGCAGCCGCGCCTCACCATCGCCGACCGGTGGTACTTCGCCGCCCGGCAGGGCCGCGCCACGTTCGGCGGCGCGAACCAGACGCGCGGCACCGAGCACTGCCACGCGGTGCCGATCCCGCAGGCGACGACGGTGATCGGATTCGCGCTCGCGGTGTCGACCGCGCCCGGAGCGAACCGGTCGTACATGGCGTCGCTGCGGCTCGACGGGCGTGGCCTCCCGTCGTTCGTGCTCGGGTCGGGCACGATCACGGTCGACACCAGCACCGGGATCAAGTACGTGCTCGTCCCGGGGATCCCGGTGAAGCCCGGGTGGTACTGGGCGGGCGTGATGCCGATCACGAACACGAGCGGCTTCGCTACGTTCGTGTCCTCGACGGACCCGTCGCCGGGCTACCCGCTGCAGTTCGACACCGGCGACTACGCGACCGGGGCGTGGATGACCGGATGGGTCGGCTCGAACGGCGCGGACCCGTCCGCGTTCACCGACGCGGTGTCGTGGTCGCCGTGGGTGAACACGTCCGGGATCCCCGCCGTCGGGCTCCTCCTCGCGTCGCCGTCGACCGACGTCTGATGGGCACCCTCCGCACCGTCGGCGGGCACGGGCCTCGGACGATCCGCGAACTGTTCGGGCCGACCGGCGCGCGCCCGGTCCACGACTGGGGCGCGGACCTCGAGGTGATACCCCCGCCACCGGTCGAGCTCGGGGTGCTGGTGGTGTCGGGCCGGTCGAGCTCGACGGTCGTGTCGGGTGGCGGTGTCGGTGTTGCGGGTTCGGGCAGGTCGTCGACGATCTTGCGGGAGGGCTGAGTCATGCCGGTGATCGAGGCTCTGGAGTACGTGCAGGGCGCGTCGCTGCCGGACTCGACGTTGACGTGCACCGATCGGGACAGCGTCGCGGCGAACCTCGCGTCGGGCTACAGCTTCCAGCTGTTCGTGAAGGACCAGTCGGACCGGCTCCGCTTCGCGAAGAACACGGGCTTGACGGGGACGGGGTCGGGCGTCCTCGTGACATGGGAGGTGTCCGGGGAGCTCGCCGCGTTGCCGGTCGGCACCTACCGGCTCGTCGTCGCCGCGACCCGCACGAGTGACAGCAAGGTCCGGAAGTTCTCGGGGACGGTGATCATCTCCCCCGGGTAGACCGCACCCCCCGGTGCATGACGATGCCCCCGGCCTTCGGGTCGGGGGCATCGTCGCGTCTCGAGCCGGGTCAGTGGAGGAGCTGGGCGACGCGCTGGTGGGAGATGCCGAGGATCACGCCGACGTCTCGGATCGGCATCCCGTCGTCGTGAAGCGCCCGCGCGGCGAGCCGGCTGGCCTGACTGGCGCGTGCTGCGGCGGTGTCGGCGTCGGCTCGTGAGGTGCGTGCGTCGTCGACTGGTGCGGCGAGCCGGTCGGGGAGGGTGACGTCGAGGAGGATCTCGATGGTGTCGTCGGTGTCGAGGATCGCGGCGACGGCTTCCTCGACGCGGCCGGTGAGCTGGTCGAGTCGACGGGATTGGGTGACGACGCCGGGCACGTCGGGGACGGTCGCGACCCACGTCCCGGTCTCGTCTCGTTCGGTGGTGGCGGTGTACCGGTGTCCCATCGGGTCCTCCTACTTCTCCAGGTCGCCGAGCCACCCTTCCCCGAGGCACGGGGTGAGGTGGTTGCGGATGTTGCGCAGCGTCCCGGGGGCGATCCACCGGTCGTACGGGATGCTGGTGATGCAGCCGTCCGGTGCCCGCCAGACTTCGTGGCTGCCTCGGGTGCGGATGTGGGTGCATCCGAGGTGGGTGAGGTGCCGGGCGAGGTCTCGGTACCGGATCGACTGCATGAGCGTAAGTCTAGAGGACTTGCCACGTCAAGTCAAGAGGTATTGCCAAAAGGTGATTCCGTGGAATCACGCAGGGTCGCCGACCACGACCTCGCTACTCGAGGAAGTCGAGGGAGCTCAACGTCCACCGGTCGTTGGCATGATGCTCGACCGCGCACACGAACCGAGTGGTGACGGTCCCACCGAATCCGTTCTCGGCGTCGACCTGCGACCTGACCTTCCACCGCGCGCCGACGTTGGACCACACGACCTCGCCGTCGTCCTCGTACGGGTTCGGGAACTCGGCGGTCGACTGGGCCCGCAGCCGTTCCTTCACGAACTGCGTGCACACGTCGAACGCCCCGTACTTGAGGTCGTCGCCGCCGTCTGCGGAACCGCACGCGCCAGCGACGATGGCCACGAGCGCCGCACCGGCCAGGATCTTCCGCATCGCCCGCCCCCTGCTCCCTGCTCCCTCGGGTCGGCGAGGCTACACCGAGCTCAGGGAGGCGCCCGGCGCGCGCTACCCGGGTTCGGCTGGGAGCGCCTCGACCAGGGACTGCAACCTCGACGACTGGACGCGGAGGTACCGCTGCGTCGAGTTCAGGTCGCGGTGTCCGAGGAACTCCTGCACCTCGCGCACGTTCGCGCCGCGCTCGATCGCGACCGACGCCGCGGTGTGGCGCAGCTGGTGTGGGACGGTGCCGTCGAGCCCGTCGACCGCGCAGATCTCGCGGAACACCGCCCGGAGCGACCCCTCGGACATGCGCGTTCCGAGTCGGTGCCCGGGCAGGAACCACTCGGCTGACCCGCAGGTGGCCTTCCAGGACCGGAGGATCGGCACGAGCTGCGAATGCAGCGGCAGCCGGCGCAGTCGCGGACCCCGGCACGCCGCGCCCTTCCCGATGATCTCCCACGTCGCGACCGGGCTCACGAGGTCGAACTGGTGCCACCGGGCGCTGCGCATCTCGGAGAACCGGCAGCCGGTCGTGGCGAACGTGAGGCCGACGACGTGGTGGATCGGTCCGAGCGCCCTGGCCGAGCGCAGGAACCGATCGTGGAGCTCGGGGTCGAGCGCTCGTGGCAGCGCGTCCTTCTCCGGGACGTGCTCGAGCTCGGCGGCCGGCCCGCCGGCGCGGCGCCCGGCGAACCGGTAGTACGCGATGAGCGACTTCCGTGCACCATTCCAGGATGTCGCCGTGGTGGGCAGGGTCCTGAGGAACGCGAGGATGTCGTCCACGGTGGCGCGCCGCAGCGTGGAGCCCTGCTCGCGCTGGTGCTCGTGGAACCGTGCGGCGTACTCGAGGTACTGCCGGACGGTGGTCTCGGCGTAGCGCCGCTCGAAGAGCCAGGCGCGGAACGCCAGACGTTCGGACCAACCCATCATTGCCCCCCTGCTGAACGGTCGTGCCCGCCGCCCGCCGGTCGACCGGCCGGTGACGGTACGCGTTGGAGGGCGGCGCGCCGCGGATGTTCGTCACGCCGCGTGGCGGTTCGGGTGGCTCGCGAGATCACGCGACGTCTCGGAGTCGTCGGTCCTGGTCGATGCCGCGGTGGTGATACCGAGGGGTGACACCACCGCCGCCCGCGCGCGTGGCATCCTGACTTCGTCATGCCCCCCGAGCTCCGCACCTCTCGACGCGCGCGCCTCCAGGCGGCTGCGGTGCTGCTGGCGGGCACCGCGGCGATCGCGGCCTGCTCGGGAGGCTCCGGAGGCAGCTCGGCGGCGCCGGCCCCCGCCGAGGCCCGCCTGAAGCTCGAGACCGGGCCGGTGTCGGTCGAGGCCGCGGGCACGCCCGGCACGCTCTCGGATGCCGACCAGGCCGCGATCCTCGACGTGCTCCGGCGGTACGTGGTGGCCGGCACCCTCGACCCGCTCGCGGGCAAGCCGGTCGGCGACCTCGCCCCGCTGTTCTCGCCCGCCGCGACCCCCGGCCTCACCGGGGCGGACCGCGCCGCGCTGGTCGACGAGGGCCTGCCTGCGGCGACCGGCCGGACCACCGCCATGGCCCCGCCGGTCGCGCTCACCGCGTTGAGCGACGGCGCGGGCACGATCGACCTGGTCGGCGCGGCGCTCGCCGTCGATGTCGCCGCCCCGACGGCGCGCGGCCGGGTGTCGGTGAAGCGGTCGGGAGAGCTGGTGCTGACCCGCACCCCCGACGGCTGGAAGATCGACAGCTACCGGCTCCTGGTGGCGCGCGACGGCGCCGGCCTCGGGACGTCCACGACCACCGCGACGAGCGGCACGTGA